TAGTCTAGTGCTTTTTCAGGGGCAATACCTGATGCTACAAGAACATTCAAACCTTCTGCAATTTCACTTCTGAATTGGTTTGTGTGCCTTGAGATTGAACCTAATCTTTCATCCATTTCTTTTAGTTGTTCTGCGGATAACTGACCGACATTTCCTAATTCTCGGAGTTGATGCTCCAAAGCAAATGCTTCCGGGATAGCTTGAGGAATACCCAATTTATATGCAAGTCCTCCTCCTGCTGCTGTTAATCCTGCACCGAGTTTTACCATATTCGCTCCAAGTTTGTCCAACATATCGGAAGTTTGTTGGATTTTGTTTTGGAGTTTTGAAAATTCCTCATTAGATTTTGTAACGGCATCTCTTATTACCTTTGACATTTTGTCGAAGGCAACAAGGGTTAATGATACTTTCAGCATACTGTCGAGCATTGTTCCTCAATTTCCGTATTTTGATTATTCGTGTACTTAATTGCCTCTTTGCACCAATATATGATTTGAGGAATGGACATTTTTCCGATCTCGGAATACTGCCACCCTGTGATTTTGCATAAATGAATTATTGATTGAGCATCAGGTAATGCATCTATGCAACCATCTGTTCGATTTCTTTCTGTGTAGGTTTGATTGTTTCCTTCACTTCTGTAGCTTTCGCCTCTGTAAACTTTCCCGACATTTCAGCCTGAAGAGCTATTACATCTTCCAAGTCAAGTGCCAATATATCTTCGTAAACTAACTTCTGTCCGTCAATTTCGGCAAGTTCGGCAATAAGAGCGTAAGGGATTTCCTCTGATGATTTTGCTTTTTGTTGTGCTTGCAGTAAATCGTAACCTTTTCCTTTGTGAAGCACAGCAATTTTACCGGAGGGTAGGGTAAGTGTTTTTGACATAAATTTCATTCTCCTTAATTTTTTGTATTTGAGTTGTATTTTTATACCGTTCAAAAAGTGTTCAAAAACCGTTCTGTTGAATTTTACTGTCGGGGTTGGTATAAATTATCATCCGAAGTAGTTTTATCCCTCTTAAAATCGATTTTAAAAATTTTGAGTCATTTTTAAAGTTTCATATCTTTTTCTTGTTGTAATATCTACGGGCGAATACGGAACAGAGCAAGCAATCAGAGCAAGTGCCAATGCCCAAAATCTGTCAGCGTGTCCGTTTACTTCGGAGGTGTCAGCATCAAAACGGATGTTTCCTGCTTTTGTTGCAATTCTTCTTATCGAGTGTAAATCTTCTCGGATATCGTGTTCGTTTGGTATGAATACGGATTTATCTTCAAAGTTTGTTCTGAGGTTGTATGCCATTTCCTCTTTGGAACGATTCGTAAACATTACCGCCTCAACCCTGTATCGTCCGAAGTCTTTTTGTGCAGTTTCGGCAAGTTGCATACCTATGCCGGTAGAGTCAATGCAACATCTTCGCAGTTTTGGGTGTTTTAAAATTTCTGATACTATCTCATATTGGATATGAAAAGGTGTTTTTTCTAAAACTTTAACTTTTCTTGTATATTTTGAGTTTTCAAGCCTTTCAAGACACCATATAACCGTTAAGTCTTTTCTTCTGCCGATATCTATTCCTACATACAAATCGCCTTTTATTGTTTCAAGTGATTTTAAAACATCCTGCATCTCGCAAGTTGCAATAAGTTCATACGGAAGAAAAGCACAGGCTTCATCAATAGCTATACAACAATACTCTTGAAACCAAGTGTAATCGTCAAAACAGTTCTTGCATTCTTCATCCAACCAAGCCTGTCGTTCTTCTTGTGTTGTGGGTCTGTCATAGATTTTATCAATCAAACCTTCATCAACGGCAAGTTGTATCGGGGTTTTGTGATGACTCCATTTGAGTTTACCTTTTTGAACCTGATCCAAGAATTTGTAATAAAGACAGCTTTGACCGTTGTGGGTTGAGAGAATTCTTAGAGGATAACCCCAAGTGATACAAGGTCGTGCCGCTTTCCATAATTCTTCGGGATTATTGTGGAATGCAAATTCATCGAGTACAACTTTTCCGCCTTTGGAACGAAACCCTTTAGGGTTTGATGACAATGCGTGTATTTTTGTTCCGTTAGAAAACTGAATAACATAGGCTTTGATGTCTTTTTCTTTATCCAAAATCTGCTCGCCTAAATCTTTGGCTGCGATATTAAATAAAGTTGCCCATTGTTTGCAATAATCAATGTACTCTCGTGCCGCCGATTCATCGGCAGAAGAAAACCACACAGCCGGAACTGTTCGTTTTACGCAATCTCTTACATCTTCATAACTTTGTACATATGTTGCTCCTATTCTTCGGGATTTCTCCCATATTTTTACTTTTGAATTATCATCTAACCACCGCATTTGATACGGCAGAAAAAAATTAGTTTTCTTCGATTTCTTCGTTATTGTCGTCATGATGGGTGATTCCCAACACCTCTTCTTCAATTTGTGCAATAAGTTCAGGAGTTAGTCCTCTTGGTGTAGCTTTTTCTTCTTTTTTAGCCACTATGTCCTCATAGTCTTTTACTTTGGTAAACATAGGGACAAGTTTACAAAATGCATACATTCTACTGGCATCAATTTTGTTGCCTTTTTCCATATCTTCCGTTATGTCTTTCATTATTTTGCGTGCAAATTCAAACAATTCTTCATGGAAAGCAATTTTAGATTTAATATACAACTTGCGTTTATTATCCCAATCGCCTTTTTCTTTCCAATTCATAACGGTTTTTCTGCTAAGATTTAGTTCATTGGCAATTGTTTCAACTGTTTTTAATTTGTAAACAAAGAGGTTTTCTGCCTCACCTACAAGATATTGCTTATTAGTCAAGTTCAGCCTCCAAGTTTTTAATTTTTACTTCAAGGTTTTTAATCTCTGTTTGGATTGTATTTAACCTTTGCATTGATACAAGTGCTTTTTCAGTATCAATTTTGGTTACATCTTCATACGGATTAAGCAATGAACGAATAATCAAAATAAGTCCTGATGCTTCCGTATCGAGTGTACGGAAACGTTTTTTGCTTTCTGCAAGCATACCTTTCAATTGTAATCTTTCAGGATTCATCTATGAAACCTCCCTTTTTAAAATAGGACACCAAAGGTTATTGTCGATTTTGCTTTCAATTCGAGAAAGCAAAGCCGCATGATATTGGTTTGTTTCAAGCAAATCCTTTAAGATTTCAAAATTATTCTGAATAATTTTTTCAAAGGCTTTCACTTGTGCCTGATGATAAATATACCAAATAGCGAAAATCAAAGCCGGAAACCCGACATTTTCGATAAATGGAGACAGTTCGTTTAAAAATTCCATATATAAGTAACTCCTTTTATACTTTTCTTCATCCTCTTTAGTGAAAGAAAACAAGCTGCGAGTTAAGTCTCGCAACTGTTTTCTGCGTATTAAGAGGGGTAAGTGTATATTTTTAGTCTAACTCGTAGTGATTTTGTTTTTCAAAAATTATTTATTTAAAAAATTATGAAAAAAATTGTTTAATAAAAACTTATGCAAAAAATTTTTGAAAGCGTTGCAGTACACCGTTTATAGTGTGAATGTACAAAACCCCCGTTGTAAAAAATAAAGGAATTTAAAAAGTATGAAATTCTACGAAGTATTTAAAGCCGGTAAATACCCTCAAGGTAAATTTACTAAAAAAGAAATTGCAGAAATTGCAAAAAACTATGACCCAAAATTCTGCGAAGCTCCGATTACTATCGACCATCAACAGTCAGGACCCGCTTACGGTTGGGTTGAAACAGTAAAAGCAGAGGGGGATAAATTAAAAGTTGCTTTTAAAGATATTCCCGAAGCATTTGAAAAAGATGTAAATGATGGAAAGTATAAAAAAGTTTCCGTTGAATTGTACCGAAATCTTGAAGGCAAAGGTGCTTACCTTAAAGCTGTCTCATTTTTAGGTGCAGCAATCCCTCAAGTTAAAGGTTTGGAAGCTATTAAATTTATGGAAGCGGAGTCAGATGTTTACGAGTTTGAATCCGAAGATGATTCCGACAACTTTTCGCAAGAAGCTATTGACGATTTGAAAAAGCA